AACTTCAATCCGGCAAAGCCCGCAACCACGGCTACGAAGACCTTGAAGTTTGTGACCAACACCGTCAGGAAGTTGATAAGGACCGCAACGGCTTTAGATGCTTTCCCGATGAAGGCCGCGAAGTCCGCCGACTGAACCAGCTTCGTCAGCTTGTTCGCCAGTTCGGTGAAGGCTTCGATGAACCCGCCCTTGCCGAAGCCCACGAGGGCTTGGAAGGCTGCGTTCTGCAACCGGCCCAAAGCAACGGTCGTCCCGGCCAGAGCCGTCCCGAGGCCCGGCCCGAACCGCTTGTCCAGTTCTTCAGCGAAGGGCACCAGCGCGTCAGACGTGATCTGACCTTGCGACATCATCTTGACGAGTTCAGCCGTGGTGACGTGCAGGCCGTCAGCCATGATCGAAAGAGCGCCCGGCAGGCGGTCGCCAAGCTGTTGCCGAAGCTCTTCCATCTGGACCGCGCCCTTGGACACGATCTGGGTCAAGGCCACGAAGACGCCGCTCAGTTCCTCATTGGAAGAACGGTTAACCCGTGCGGCCTCGGCGACCGACAGGAAGATTTTGCGGGTCTTCTCCCCGGCAAGGTTGGTGCCCTGTGTGGCGATGGAGAACTTCGAGTATTCCTCGGCCAGCGTCCCGAGGTCTACGCCGAGTCGGTTCGCCGTCCGGCGCAGGAAGTCCAAGTCGTCAGCAGACTTCGCCACGTTTCCGTTGTTGGCGACGTTCAACCGAGCCTGCGCGGCTTCCATCTTCTGATAGGCGCTGACGACGTTGCCCAGCAGGTTCACGACCCCGTAAAAGCCGCCGTAGGCCGCGATCAGGGACAGGACTTCACCACGCAGGCGTTGCGTCAGGGATAGGCTCTTGCGGCTGTCGCCATAGAGCCGGTTGAAGGCTTCAGACAGTTGGTTCCACGGGCCGACCGGCGGGGCCACAGGAACCGGCGGCATAGCGGAAGGGCCGCGAGCGCCGCTACCGCTGCCACGCGCTTGCTCAGTGTGCAAAGCCCGGATCGCAGCGGTGCTTTTCTCATAGTCTACCGTCGCCCGGTTGATCGCCGCCGACATCTCACCTTGGGTGGCGACGAAAGCCTTCTCGATCTGTTCCAGACCATTCAGGTCTTTCTCGCCGTTGCGGAACGCTTGGGCCATCTCCAAGAACGAAACGCGGGCTTGATTCAGGATCGCTTCCGACCCGGCAACCTGTGCCTTCAGCGTGGCGAAGTCCTCAGACATCTTCCGAGTCGGAACACCAACCCGCCCGATCTCGGCTTCCAGTTCCCCAGCCGCCGCCGATAGCGACAGATATTGTTCCTTGGCCCCGGCCAGAATGTTCTGCTGCTGGGCAAGGCTGCCCTGAAGCCGGGCGACCCCTTCGCTCGTCAGCTTATTCAGTTGTTCGTTCGACAGGCCCGCAGCCTTGCCGAGTTCGACCAGAGCGACCTTGGCAACCTGAAGCTGGGTCTCTTCATTCGTCAGCTTGCCTGTCAGTTTCTCGACTGAGGTCGCGGCAGCTACCTGCGATTGTGCAGCAGCCCGAGCGGCTGCCGAGGTATCGGCATAGTTCTTTTTGATGGCCGCAAGTTCGGTGGTTTGCTTCGCAAGACCGGATTCAGACGCGGCGATCTGCGTGGCGAACTTTGCCATCTCGGTGCCAGCCGTCGTCAGCTTGCTGCCGACATCAGCGAGTTCCGTCTTCAGGGAAGCCAGCTTGGCCTGTTGTTCCGCGAGCCGGGTGTTGGCCTTCTCGATCTGGTTCGTCAGCGTCTTGCCCGGCTTATCCGCCTCGGCATAGGCCGCGTTCAGTTCGGTAATCTTCGCTGAAGTCTTGGCGATGGCCGACTCTTGTTTCAGGATCGTCTCGGGCAGCTTCGTCTGTTGGCTGACCAGAGCTTTCGTCGCCTGTTCCAGCGCGTTCGATTCGAGCTTCAGCGCCGAGAGTTCGGTCTTGGACTTGGCAAGGGCCTTGACCTGATCGTTCTGGGCTTTGACCTGTTTCTCGGTCTCGGCAGTAAGGGTCGCCAGCGCAGCTTCAGCCGCAGCCGCCTCGGTCTTCATCTTGCCGAGTTCTTCTCGGGTCTTGGACGTGGACGCTTCGAGCCGGGCGACAGCCGCGTCCGCCTTGGTCATCTCTTCCGCGATCTTCGCGCCGACCGAGGCCCCGCCGACAGCCTTCTGAAGACCAGCAAAGGCCGCGCCAAGTTTCCCCAGCGCGGTGTCCGTTTTTCCGGCATCGCCTGCCGTCGTCTTCTGAGCTTCGTTGAAGTCGTTCAGGGCCTTGGTGATCGCCTTGACGACGTTCTCCGCTTCGTCCTTGGCCCTGATTACGAGATCGACATCCTTGCGGGCCATAGCAGCTTCCTCGTGTCTTAGCCGTCGAATAGTCCGGCTATCGGTTTGACCTGAACATTGAGTTCTTTGATCCGATCAGTAAAGGCTTTCACGGCCTTTGGCGATAGGATTCCGGCCATCCCAAGCTGCAAGGTTTGGGCCTCAGTCACGATCCTGCCGTTCTCGCGTTCGACAATCAAGTTCGATTCGTCATCCAGCATCCCGAGCGGATACTGCCAAGCGTCCTCGTGACCATGCGCGAGGCACAAGCTCACGCGGCGGCGGATTCCAAGATACCATCTAGCGAAGGAAGAGGAGTCGTTAGGCTCGACGTTACCGTCGTCAGTATCTTCGCCACCGACTCCACCAACTTTTTTACTTCAGTCTCCGACGTGAAGCTCAGATGGAAGATCGACGTGGCCGCGCTGATCTGGGTCAAGAAGGGAAGCTGGGCGGCCATCTGGATGCCCTTCTCGTCGTAGGCGTCAGCCGCCAGAGCGATGATCGCCGCCAGCACTTCAGGGGCATCGCTACCGACCGAGGCCAGCAATTTCCGCACCAATTCTTCGCTGACGGGCTGGCCCTTGCCTTGGGCCATAATCTTGCCGAACGCCAAGGACAGGGCCTTGCCGTGGGTATGAACCAGAGCCATTGCGTCCATAGCCGCAAGGCCGCGCACGTCGAAGCTCTGCCCGTCAGGCAGAGTAATCGAGGTTCGTTGAATGATGATGTCGCGGAGTCCCATGCCGTATTTCCTTCGATGTCAGGTTACGAGTAGGCCGGAAGGCCGTCGCGGTAGATGGCTTCGCCGGTCGCCGGTTTCAACACTTCCAGCGAAAGCGGAAGCGTCTGCCAGCTATCCCCCTTCAGGGCATAGTCGCCGTTCGGAGTCACCTTGACGTAGGGCAGGTAATAGACGCAATCGTCGCCCTTCGGGTTCTTGGTGATATACATCATCGCGCCTTCGACCGGAGTCGAACCCGAGATGACGCGGCTGCGTTTGGACGCTTTCAGCGAATAGGTGACAGTCAGCGTGTCGCCGTCGTAGATCGCCGTGGACGTGTCCAGCAGCGTCACGACGCCAGTGTCATTGTCCAGCGTGTAGTCGGTGCCGTTCACCAAGGTCGCGCCCGCAAGGCCGCCCGTCAGGACGCCGCCGGAAGGCGAGAAGGTGGTGTTGGCCGCCGGGGTGGTGTTGACGAAGCCAATCGAGTTGCCCGATGTGCCAGCCAAGTCCGCGATCACCGTGACGACAGCGCCCGTAACCGTCGCGTGGACGTTCGGGTTGGGGACGGTGCCGATGCTGACGTTCGTGCCGGGGATGCCGTTCAGAGCGTCAGTGATGGCCTGAGCAACGACCGACGGGGTGGCGTTGGTCTTGATCTGGTTCGCCACGGTCGGGCCGACAGACAGCGCCGACACGAAGGTATAGGCCGTGCCGCCGATGGTAATGACCTGACCGGCAGTCGGGCCGGTGGACGCGATGGTGATCGAGCCGGTCGCGGCGGTGCCCAGAGCTTCGACAACCGAGAAGCCAGTGGAGTCGATCCCGAAGTAGCCCGCCGGGTTGATCGTGGTCACGCCCAGCTTGTAGCTGTGCCCAGCCAGAATGTTGGCGAAGTTCTCGACCTGACCGGAAACGACGGACTGCGTGACGGTCGAGTCATCGCCGAAGAAGAACAGGGCGACGTTCTTGGGTTCGATGTTGTCGGTCGTCATCGAACCGGAACGGTTCACTTCCAGCGGCACCGAGTCATCCTTTTCACGGATGCCTTCGTCGCTCGAAAAGTGATCGAGCGTCTGGGACTGGATGTTCAGCGAAAATTCCGGGGTGTTGCCGATGTAGAAGAAGCCGGACGGGATCGTAGTGCCGTCCTTGAAGCGGGAGAAGTGAACCTTCCCGCGACCAAGAGTGTAGTTTGCCATGATGGTGCCTTTCGTGGTTTCAAAGACGGCGAGTTATTCGTCGTAAGGATGTTCCAAGTCTTCTGCCAAGTCCAGAGTGATCGTCAACCAGAAATATGCCTTGGATGACACTTCTTCGGGCGGGCGGACGACCCCAGCCCCGATATACAGCTTCGTGACCGAACGGCCAAGCCCCAAGATGCCGTCCTCGGGCTTGTCCCAATTCGTCTTGGACATCTCGCCCGCGAGGCATTGCTTCACGTCGGCCAGCAGCACATGGGCCGGATCGGTCGGGTTCTTCTTGTCGTCGGCAACCCAGCCCTGAACTACCATCTCCCAGCCGCCTGCCGATAGCGGCGAGCCCACCGGGGGCGGAAGCTGGTCGAGCGGGATTGGAACTTCAAGGATTGACAGAGAAGGCGTCGGGGTCTCGTCGCCGAAGACTCCCCGGCCCCGGAACACGTTGGGGCCGACATCTTGGTGATAGCCGTTGGCGATGGTGATGGTGGACAGCAGGGCACTGAGGCGGCGCTGAACTTCCAGACGAATAGGGTAAGTCAGGGGCATGTCAGACCTTCAAAAGACGCATGAACTCGGCCACCAGATGGTCGGCAACGCTGGGGGCCATATCGTTCGCCACACCGCTGTCGTCGTTCGCCCGGAAGACTTGGCTTACAGAGGGACCATAGAGGACATACAGGCCGCTGGCAACACGCCGGGCCGTCAGCTTGTTCTTCAAGGTCTGGCCGGGCTTCAGGCGCACCGCAAGGCCAAGGTTGTGGGCCGTGTCGGTGACGCTGTTAGTCCCCTGCGGCAGACGGATCACGAAGGCCCGTTTC